GAAGAATGCGTGGAAAAATATGCCTACTAAATTATATGGAAGACATTCTCTTGAGGCTTACGGTTATAGATTAGGTGTCTACAAAGGAGACTTTGCTAAAGATACTGACTGGAAAGAATGGTCTCAAGAAATGCAAGATTATTGTATTCAAGACGTTAAAGTTACAGAGAAGTTATGCGACCACTTCCACCCTTACCTGACTGGCTCAAATTAGAACATCAGGTAGCACACATACTTACTGAACAGGAGAATCATGGATGGTTTTTTGATGAACAAGCTGCACGGGAACTTGAATCTGCTCTCAGAAAAGAGTATGAAGAAACTAGTCAATTACTACGCAACAGGCATCCTTTCGTTGCCGGACCACTATTTACTCCTAAACGAAATAATAGGACCAGAGGCTTTCAAGCTGGTGCTACGTTTACCAAACTCAAGGATTTGAATCCTACTTCACGAGATCATATAGCATGGATACTTTCCACACATTACGATTGGACACCTACCTCACTGACGAATTCAGGGAAGGCGGTTATAGACGAGACCGTATTAAAAGAACTTGGGACGGATATTGCTCTGAGTTTCTTGAAACTACTGGATCTGACAAAGAAGCTTGGGATGATATCAGAAGGCGTGAACGCATGGCAGAAGCTTGTTACGAAGTCTAGAGTTCACCACCATTGTTCAGTAGCAACTAGCACGTTTCGCTGCGCCCACAGAAAACCTAACCTTAGTCAAGTACCTTCAGATGAAAGATTTAGACAATTATTTACGGCAACTCCAGGTAAGATATTGGTCGGTGCCGATCTTAGCGGTATTGAGCTACGGATGCTCTCTCACTATCTCGCCCGATATGATAAAGGACGCTATGCCGAAATACTTCTCAACGGAGACATTCACCAAACAAATGCAGAAAGAGTTGGGGTCACAAGAAAACAAATCAAGACCATTTCCTATGCCTTCCTCTATGGAGCTGGAGACCAAAAACTAGGTCATAGCTATGATAAACAGTTACCTGACTCGCAAGCTGTTAAGAAAGGTAGAGAGATCAGAAAGGCATATGTTGATGCAATTCCAGGTCTTAAAGAGCTTCTGGAGGCGGTACACAAGGCTAGTGAGAGGGGATATTTACGCGGATTGGATCACCGTCACATCATGTGTGACTCGCGGCATAAGTCCCTTAACTACTTATTACAAGGATCCGCAGCAATCATCGCCAAAAGATGGATGGTATTAGTTCATGAGAACTTATTACCTAATTGCCATCAACTAGCTTTTGTTCATGATGAGTTACAATTTGAATGCTTACCTGAACAAGTTGATAGCTTAAAGTTTCTCTTAGAACTTAGTGCTGTACAAGCTGGTGAATATTATAAAATGAGATGTCCTGTAGCAGCTGAATCTAAAAGTGGTAAGAATTGGGCAGAGGTACACTAACCACTAATGGAAACAAAAACTTGTAGAACTTGTGGTGAAAACAAACCTATCACTTATTTTAGTAGAAGAGGTGAAGGTAAGGTGAAAAGACGAATCAATATCGATTGTCGGGAATGCATTAGTAAAGAATCTAAACTTGTTAGACAGTTGCGAAAAAATGCACCACCAATTCCAGAAGTATGTGATTGTTGTGGTAAAGTACCTGATCCTAATTCATTTAGACATAAATTACAACTAGATCATGACCATCAAACAGGTAAATTCCGTGGATGGATATGTGATAATTGTAATGTCGCACTTTCAAGGGCTGGTGATGACCTTAACGGTGTAGTTAATTTGGTTAACTATATTTACTCCACTAAATGAAGATACAAACTGCTGAAGAGATAGGACATTTACCTACTAATAAGATATACAAAATGTTACTACTCACACCACATGAGCATACATTTTGGTATATTAGACCTGATAAAACATTATATTTATACCATCATAGAAAGAAGATGAATCCTCCTAAGTTCTTTACAGAGCTTTTTGAGCCTCATCAACTAGAATTATTTTAACCACCCATGAAACTATTAATTGATGCAGATTACATTGTTTACAAATCATGTGCAGCTGCCGAAACTGAAGTCGATTTTGGTAGTGATGTTATCGTTGTTACCTCTAACTTTAGTGATGCATACGGAGCTACTACAAGAGAACTACTTAAACTTAGAGACCAATTTGGGTCACTCACTGATATAGTATTATTTTTTAGTGATACTATTAATTTTAGAAAACAAATCCTACCTGAATATAAAGGTCATAGGAATAGAAAGAAACCTTGTGGATACAAGCGTGTCATAAACCAATTAAAACATTGGTATGAAGTCATCACTATGCCTGGTTTAGAAGCTGATGATGCTATGGGTATTTATGCCACACAGTATCCTGGTAATATTATTATATCACCTGATAAAGATATGAAACAAATACCTGGTACTCTATATAATCTAGATGAAACATTCACAATCAGCTTTGAGGAGGGTTCTAAATGGCACCTAATTCAAACTTTAGCTGGTGATCAAACAGATGGATATGGAGGAGTACCAGGTATAGGAGTAAAACGAGCTACTACTTTATTTGAAAAAGAAGGTTATAGTTGGGAAACTGTAATCAAAGCTTTTGAATCTAAGGATCTTACTGAAAAAGATGCTTTAGTAAATGCTCGACTAGCACGTATTCTAACCGTTAACGATTATGACTTCATCGACAAAACCCCAATCCTATGGACCCCCACCTCCGATTACAGAGTTGACAATGGAACAAGATCTCAAGTTAAGACAGCTTGAGATTATGTTAGCTAAACCTGAAACACGAAGAGAAGATATTTCTACTGTCTTCCTTGCATTACAAAGACAGAATTTTGTAATGGCTAATTCTATTAAAAATTTAATTAACAAATGGCCAAAACCACCAATTATGGACCAGCGTATTATAAACGAGGTTCTACCGATGTTTGGGATTTTATTAGAGACCAGGGACTCGGATTCCACTTAGGAAATGCAGTAAAATATATTAGTAGAGCAGGATATAAAGATGATGATATAGCAGATTTAAAAAAAGCCATCCACTATTTATCTAATGAAGTCGAACACAGAACAAGCCAAAGAGTTTCGGAAAGCGTTCAATGTAACAAACTCACAGACGCTGAAATCACGGAATATGCAGAAACGTTTAATCGTTGAAGAATTTAAAGAATTCCTTGATGCAGAGAGTATGTTATTTAGAAATAATAAACAATTCCCTGCTGAAACACTTAAAGAATTAGCTGATCTTGTATATGTATGTTATCAATATGCAGCTAATATGAATTGGAATTTAGATGAAGCATTAGATAGAGTACATAGCAGTAATATGTCTAAACTAGATGAAGAAGGTCATCCAGTATTTAGGGATGATGGTAAAGTATTAAAAGGACCAAATTATCAACCACCAAATTTAATTGATTTAGTTTAAAAATGACAGCAGAACTTATATCTCGTACTGGTCGGGTCCAATCATGGTTGGATAATCCAGAATCAAGACTTCCAGTAAGCTGTACTGTGTTTGTCGTCAATGACTCTATGGAGGGTCCATCAGGCATTGAGGCTAGCTGGAAGTTTGTAAGTCATGCTTTAAGGCATGGAGCAGGTGTCGCAGTACACTTATCTCAATTAAGACCAAAAGGTACGGAAACTAAAAAAGGTCAAGATACATTAGTAGCATCAGGACCAGTATCATTTGCTAAAATATACTCAACATTAAATGAGATACTTAGGAGAGGTGGGACATACAGGAACGGTGCTGTAGTGGCTCATATCGACCTGGACCATCCTGATGTTATTGATTTTATTACTACTCCTAGATCCGATCTTCCATGGATCAAGCGATGTGTTAATATTAATGAGTATACTTGGAAGAATACAGACAAGCTTACAAGGGAAGCATTAATTTATGGAATTAAATCAGGAGACATCTGGCTCAACAAAATCAGATATGATAAAAAAGGCAGAAGAATTTATGGCAACGTGTGCCTTGAAGTTTACTTGCCCTCACGTGGAACTTGCTTGTTACAGCATATCAACCTCAGTGCCTGTGAAGTCGGAGATATCCAAAAGGCTTTCGCTCAAGGTATGTCCGAGTTGTGCGATCTCCATGGCAGGACAGGTGTTGGAGACACTGGAGAATACCTTAGCTCAGAAACAGATAGGCAGGTCGGACTTGGAATGCTCGGTTTGGCCAACCTCCTCAGAAGGGAAGGTGTAACCTATGCTCAATTTGCTAATGCATTAGAATTAACTAATCAAGGATTTTCACCTTCTAGTCCAGCTGGATTAATAGCTGTTAATTTACATGATGGTATTTATAATGCAGCACATATAGCTGAACAAAATAAAATGGTAAGAGCTTTTGCCATAGCTCCTACTGCTAGTTGTAGTTATAGATCTAAAGGATTAGATGGCTTTACTAGTACACCTGAAATAGCACCTCCTATAGCTAGAAGTGTAGATAGAGATTCTGGTACCTTTGGTGTCCAGAGATATGAATATGGCGATGTTGAGATCGCCTCAGAAGTTGGTTGGAAGACCTATAAAAGGGTAGTAGACCAGATAATGATAATGCTCAACAATACGGGTCTTCTTCACGGATATTCATTTAACTCTTGGAGTGATGTTATAACCTATGACGAACAGTTCATCGAAGAGTGGCTAGAAAGCCCCCAAACATCTTTGTATTATAGCTTACAAGTTATGGGAGATGTTCAGGATAAATCTAGTGCTTATGCAGCTTTAGATAAGACTGACGTTGACGATTACTTAGAAGGTATATTAAATGAACAACCCTGCGATTGTCAACAATGAGAACACATCCTTACGATAAACTATTAAATAGAAAAAGAACATGGACCCCAGTAAAACCAACAAAAGGGGAGGTAAAATACGGTGCTGAAGAAACCATTAAACGTGCTCTCGCAATACGTCATATGGAGTTACCAGTTGGAGACTTTATTACTGAAGGACTTGAAAAAGAAGTTCCCGAAAATGCTAGGAAACTTCTTGAATCAAACGTTAAAGATGAGATTAAACATGATCTTGCACTAGGGTATATAGTCGATGCCCATGGAGCAGATTCACAATCAGAACTAGAAGCAATGAGGTTAAGAGATGCTTGGATTGCACACCCTGATCACACTATTACCAAAGCTCTCGTTGCAGAACGAGCTATATTTTTTGTTTTACTTCCTTTCTTTAGGTTTACTGGTGATCCTGCTCTCAGAACAGTATCAGCTGATATCTCCAGAGATGAACAAATCCACGTTGCTACTAATAGCCTTGTTTGTAGGGAGTTGGGTTTATCCCATTCTCCTTCTTTGGATAAACTTAGGAAAGCCACTATTAACTGGATCTTCCAGCCTTTAGGTATAAATACTACCGATAAATATTTGGACAAAAATTTTTGGCAGGATTCAAGTGATCGTTTAATGTATGAAGGAAAAGCACCTGAATTTTCTGAGACACGTAGAGCACGAATGCCCGCCTTTTTTGAACATGCAAACACCAATCTCCCTCAATACGCTTAAGTTACATAACGATCGTTTAGATGAGTTAGTAACTAGACTTGAGGCAAACTTTGGATGGAAACCTATTCATCCTAAAGAAGACTTAAATATCTC